CCTGCAATCTGAATTATCACGCCACCTATGAACCAGATGGCGTACACCGTTATCACGACTTCCATTCCTTATCCTCCTGTTTCATCTCATGCACCATTTTTCTTTCAAACCTCTTGTCGATGTCTTTCCTATTCATTTTTTTCTTTAAAATATTTTTTAGTTCCCGCCTTTAAACCTTTCACAAATTGACCTTTAAGTGACTTGTCTACATTAGAAGGAAGAAATTGACTCCATCCACCTTGTGCCTCAAATTGAGCTTTTGCCAATCGTCTTCCGCTTTTTTTAAATAAATTAGGAAACATTGAAGATTTTCGATAGCCTATGTTATAACCTTCTCTGTATGCTTTACTACCCTTTTGTTTCGGCCCTGCCATATATTGCCTCCTTTTTGTCTTTTTGGTTCATTCTCCTCATATCATAATTTCTTTATACTCAAGTTAAATAATATTTAGGCTTTGTTTTTTTCTTAGGTTTATAGGGACCTTTAAAATATTCTGGCTTAGTATCTGGTTTAGGTTTGTAAGGACCTTTATAATAACCTTTGTTAGGTTTTACTTTTCCATCTTTATCTATAATGAATTGATTCATGATTTCTTCTTCTTCTTTTTCTTTTTTTTCTTTTTAGTCGCAGCGCCATATTCCGCTTCCCATCTTTTAGCAATTTTAGGATGTTTAGCGTGAAGATAGCGCCTTTGTTTTGCCGACTTAAAAGGCATTACTTATGATTTTTTCCACTTTTTTGGTTTTGGTTTAGGCTTATTAACAACTCCGCCCTTACGTTTTCCCCATTTACCATAGGACTCATCTCTACGATCTTTCATGGATTGTTTCTTAGTAGATTCTTTTCCACGTCTCATACCTAAAGATTCGTCTTCTCTAGCGGCGTAGCCTTGTTTTTTCTTTTTAGCTTCTGCTAAAAATTTTGCGGCGCTGTCCTTAGGTTTATTTCTTTGGAGCGCGGGCTTTCTCATATTTGCTTTTGATGGCATAACATACTCCTTATATTTTAGTTATTTTAACTGCCGCGTCCATAGTCTTGGCAGCATCTTTCGCCATGTTACTGGCAAATCGCATTTCAGCTTCCTTCATGCGAAGTTTGCGATCCTCATCCTCGTTTTCATCCGTGGTCATAAGTTTCGCTTCTTCAAGATCCATTTTATCATCATGCATCTTAAGCCTGTTCATCTCAGACTGCGCACGCAGAGCGAGATCTTGTTTCTGTAATTCTATTTGTTCAGCTTTATTATCATCAGTATCACCCGCCATAATTCTAGCTTTCTCTTCATCAAGCTGTAATACTTTGTCTGAAGCGTTGGCCGCCATCAAGGCAATTTGATTCTGCATTTCCATAGGTAATGGTTTCCCTTGTTGCTGAGACATCATCAATGCTTGTTGCACTTGAGGATTTGGAATCATCTGCATCATTTCCTGTTGGTACTTTAAAGCCAAGTGTTCCGTGATATGCGCCATCAATAATTGTTGCACCGATGGATTATCCTTGTATGCAGGATTACGCAGAAGCGTTCCGTGCGTTACAATATGCGCATCATGATTCTGCTCGGGACTCGCTTGCAATGGTGCCCCCTTCATTACGGCCATGTTCTCCGAAATTGGATTAGCCGTCATAGGTTGCTGTTGCTTTTTTAAATATCGCTGTGGTTCATCCACACCCATAGCCGCAAACAGTTCCATACTGATTTGATCCATGTTATAAGCAGCTGGATTTTGTTGGGCAATGGACATGATAGCATTTATCTTTGCGATCCTGTGTGCTTCAGTCGGCATGTTAGGATCAGATACAGGAATGACATCAATACTTTTAAGATTGAAGTCTTCCTTGAAAACTTGCTGTGCACCACCTGCGACTTCGTAAGGATACATATCAGGAAGATATTCGCCATCGAGACGGGCGAGAATACGCAGGTCTTTGGATTGAGCAGCGTGTAAGCGTTTGTGCACAGCGTTGAACAGCTTTGAAGATTGCTCTAGCAAAGCCATTGTAGTGCCGACTGGACCATAGTTAGAACCTTGTTCTACTACACTGTCTGTCGCATCGGCAAACTCTTTAGCCAAATTCGTAACATATTGCATAAGATTATACAATGTTTGCGATGGCTCCTTAAATGGTAATGGTTGCAAGGATTTTCCTAAATCCCCCGCAGGACTGTTTACTTCTCTCCATTCCCCCGGTGCGATAGGCTCGTCAGGGGCAAGCACACGAAGACCGTGCGCCTTGAAGCCACCTGGCAAGTTAGCAAAAGTGCCAGCATCAATTAGCTGGCGCAGGGAGGATGTTGCTGTTTTCGTCAAGCCACCGATTAAATGTAAATAACCGTAGCCATAAAATCCTAATCCTGGAATCATTGTATAATGCGTGATATACATTTTCTTTTTCTTTAGTATATCTTGCTGATCCCAGTTTCTTCTTATGCATAAAACTTGTTGATCAGTTGTCATATGAACAATGTATGGAAGTTTTAATCCATCTTCATCTTCATATCCTGGTAAATCTACATTGGCGTGTACTTCTAAAATTTCTACTTCATCATCTGTATAACCAGGCTTGCTTCTTCCCACTACCTCATTGGCAGATTCAGTCGCAGCTGATTCTTCAATTTGAGTTTCTACAACTTCAATGTCACGAAACATCCCCGCGATTTGAAGCTTTCTAATTTGGTTTAATGATAAGGAGTATTTGTGTGTAAATCGTTCCGCACTTTCTAAATCGGAAGCATAATAATCTACATATAAATCGCTTGCTTTAATATATTCAGTGCATGGTCTTTGCAAGGTTGGGTCCCAAAAGTTTTTCTTAAATGCCGTTCCATAAAGAGCAACATAAAATAATAAACGATCCAGTTCTGGACCATACTCAGGCATTTGAACTTGCGTCTGCCAATTCATAAATTGGCGAACACGATTAGCCTGTTCCATTTTTTGTTGAGTTTCCACTCCTATGATGCGTGTACGTACAGGACCTTCAGTAGGAAATAATTCTTTATATGTTTTTGCTTGAAATTTTACAACGGCTTGAGCCAATACAGGATGAGTCGCATTGCATGCTCCAGTAAAAGGTTCGTCACCTGGGCTATCTTTTAACCCAAGAAGAGTAACTCCGTCTTCCGCTATGTTATCATACTCCTGTCGTGAATCCTTATCTCTTGTATATCCGTCATATAAATCATTTGCAACTTCCTGCAAATCTTCTTCGGACATAAGTTCTGCTAAATTTTCATCAAACTCATTCGTTAATTCTTTTTCTTCTTCATCAAGACCCATTGCTTTAGCTATTTCCAATGCTTGCGGATCTTCTATTTCTACTTCTATTGATTCTTCCACCTCATCAACACCAGGCATCTTAACACTGGTAATTGCGTCCGTTAAATCAATTTTTTTCTCTATTGCCATTTAATATCCTTACTAATAGTAAAAGCTTTTATTTTTAGCTTGTTCTACTTGCTTTCTATTATACACTCTTTGCTCTGCCTTGTCAAGCCACGTGTTTTCACTGTGGTCTATGTATCCTCCATTACGCATCCATAACAATGCTTGCGATATGGTATCCATATAGTCATCATGATTACCTGTAGGAAAAGTTCTAGCCTCTTCCATTACTTCTTTTGTCCACATTTTTGATTGAGGAGCATATATACGCCCATTATGAAATAAAGATGTTATGGCATACGCCCGTGATACCTTATCCCTGTCAGGTTGAAATTCAAATATAGGTAATCCTGCCATTCTTAAGTCCTGAATCAGGGATTGACCAGAGGCTTTCTTCTCAATCAGTATGGAATCAGGTTTATGTTCCTCAAACTTGTCAATTGCCTTCTGCCGCAGTGTAGGATAATCCCATCTTCCACGAGTTGCCCCCAATAAGCATAGATTAGGGGGTCCCAAGCCGTCACCAAAGACTCCCCATGTCGTTATTGCTGAATAATCGGCAGTTGTCTTGGTAGAAAACGCCGTATCCCACGATTGTATGATATATGTACACTCAGGAGCCTCATTTTTCTCCCAATCCTGCCACCATTCCGTCTTAATTATGTTTCCTTTCTCTGAAGTTGGCGCTTGTCCATACAATGCATCAAATTTAAAGCTAGGAGTGTTATTTTTTGTACGAAGTATCTCTTCAGTCGTCCAACAAAATCCATTTTCCCTGTCAGCTGCAGGCCAAAATGATTCACCTTCTTTTAATTTAGGATATTTAGTAGTTAAATACCCCTGTTTTATTAGTTTTTTCCTACAATCATTCAATCCTTTTGCAGCTTCTGGAGTATTTAACGCAGGAATTTGCACTACTTCCCACTTATCCGTCATTGGCGAACCTGATTCCTGGTTTAATAGATAACCCGCCAGATCATTTTCATGCCATCTAGTCATAACAAGAACTATTTTGCCCCCCGGCATCAGTCTTGTACGCAATCCTGAGGAATACCATTCGTTTAATGTATCTCTTCTTGCCTTTGAAAAAGCATCTTGCTCGGATATTGGATCATCAATGATAGCTAAATGCGCACCAAAACCCGCAATACCCGAACCAGAACCTGCCGCTAGGAAAGATCCTGCCTGTTTCTTCTTATGTTCCAATGCCCATGAGTTTGCCGATCTATTATCACGGCGTAT